ATCAATTGCAATGATGTAAGGCAGGGCGATGTCATCTTCCTGCTCATAACCTTTCAAGTTCCAATCAACTTGAATCTCAGCAATCTGATAGCGGTCATCCTCATTGACTGAATAACCTTGTTCTTCAGCCTTTTTCTTCTCAACATCAGTATGAATCTGAACAGGCTCGCCCAAATCAACATCACGATAAAAGCCCGACGATTGCAGCTTCTTTAAGTCGTTTTTAGTCTTACGCATTACGTGGGTTACACGTTCTGCAAACTCAATATGCGACGCACCATACGGCACAATCACGTCTTCAGCGGAAATGTAAAGCGATACTTGACGCCCAATACTAGGGTCGTAGTAGACTTTCTTAAACGCCGAACCCGCCAGACCTAGTGAGTACAACATGCGCTCGTGTTCTGAGCGGTACTCCACCATCTGCTCGGTTAGCTTATAGTTCATGTCATTCTGAACTCGCTTGGCAGCGTCTTCTTTTAACTGATCTATAGCACCAACAATCTTTGTCTTAACAGGTCCTTGTGCAGGAAATGTCTCAGACATTGTTTCCGCTTGGAAGCGGATCGCAGCTTCTGCTAAAACTGTAGAGTAAACCCCACAAGCATCTTCCCACGGCTCAGTACGCTCTTCGTACTTAAAGCCCAGAACTTCCAGACCCTTAACGTACGTATCTGCCCAATCTTTACGGGAAGAAATGTCTGCATCTACATACTCAATTAACTCACCAGCAAGTTGATTTAACGTACCTTCATCCAGCACTTCTGCCAGATTTTCGTCAAAATCGCCTTTAGATTTTGATTTCTTTTCCTTCTCCAGCACTACTTCAACTGTGCCGTCTTCGTTAAATGTTAACTCTGGAAGGTCGCCCCCGTCCAAAATATCAATCTCAACCTCGTCCTGCACCACCCCTTGCGGGGCTGTATATATAGACTTACTTATACTGTTAGATGCCATACCGGCTCCTTAATCCTTAATAATATCCACCGCGTTTGCGGCTTTTGAAATATTTAATTTCATCAGGTTCGTCGGAAGGCAAGCGGATAAACCCGCCGTTTCTAAATCTCATCAAGGCCATGACCGTGGAGTCAACTAAGTCGTCGTGAGATACAAACGGAAAACCCGCAATCTCTTCAACCACTTCTTCTGCCCAACGTGCCTCGGGTACCCAGCACAATCCCGAGCGCACAATATCTGCAACGGAGTTCAGACGGGCCATCTTGTCGCCTGTCCCACGATGAGGGGTGTACTCTTGTACCGGAACTCCCATCCTGCGCAACTCTTGGTATAGCTGCGTACCGGCACTTTTCTTCTCGACAATAAACGAATCCGGCTCCCACTCTTTCCACTCCTCCAACGCCAAAGTTTTCAGTTCAGGAAACTCCAACCGTTTCTTTATGCTGTTAAGAAGGATGATATGGTAGGCGTCTACTTCTTCGTTTAAGAACACACCCCAAGTTGTTAGTGCTGTAAAGTCTGCTCGGTTATGTGACTCAGCCGCAGCATCCAATGACATAATAATATATTCACACGTGGGAGGGCTATCTTTTTCCCATATCTGCCACCATTCTCGCTTTACTAACGCCGCTTCCTCGGCTGTCGGATTCTGTTGATACTGAGCGTTCCACTGGAACACCGGCATAGATGCCTTTGTTCTTAGCAGCGCAGGTATGTCAAAAAACTCAGGCCACAACGCCTTTTCTGAATGCACTCCCGTCTCTTTATCTTTAACATCTAACAGCGCCGGGAACTCAACCACGTTGTACTGGTCAGCGTTCTCGTTGTTCATGTCCTTTAGTACGCGCCCCGTTAGATCATCAAGGTGCCATCTTGTTTGTACAATTGCCACCCGGCCTCCGGGCATAAGACGAGTTCGAGCGCCGTAGGTAAACCATTCGTACGCTTTATCAAAGACGTCAAAGTTTCCATTGATAATGTCTTGCTCGTTATGAGGGTCATCGACGAGTAGTAAATCCGCGCCTCGGCCAGCAAGTGCCGACCCAACACCGCAAGCAAAATATTCTCCCCCGGCGTTAGTATTCCATCGTCCTGCACTTTTTGAATCAGCCGCAAGATAGACGGTTGGGAAAATTTTTCTGTACGGTTCAGAATCAATTAAGTTCCTCACTTTGCGACCAAAATCCACCGCCAAATCTGTGGTGTGCGACACCATAAGTACCTTCTTATTAGGGTACCTACCAATAAACCACGCTGGAAAATAGATAGAAACAAGCTGGGATTTACCGTGACGAGGGGGCATATTGACGCAAATACGGTCTTTTTTACCCTCTGCAATGTCCATTAACAGGTTCGCCAGTATCCTGTGGTGCTTGCCGACCTTGTAATCAGGCTGCATAGCCTTACAAAACTCAATCAAATCATTCCTAGCGGCCTCAGATTTCTTTCTATCCGCCAAAGTTTCCGCTATTTCGAGTATTTCTTCCTGCTCAGAAGCGTCAAACGTGTCAATGTTCTGTAAAAGCAGGTCAATATCAGCGTCATTTAGGTCAATACTCACTGTTCTGACCCCATTTCTACTGTTTTTACACCCATTTCACGCATATCTACGTCGGTAACGTCGATTTCATTGGCTTTTTTACGTAACGCCGCCAGCTTTTCTTGCAGATTAGACTTCAAATCATCTGTAGACCTATGTGTAACCGTTACTTCCGAGCGGTCTGTAAACAGTCCCACATCGGAAATCTTACCTAGTAGCTCCAACGCCTTGATCCGTACTCGTGGGTCAGGGTTGCTCGTCTCTAATATGAGTTTGTTTGTTACTAGGTGTCGTATCTGAGTCGCTTGTTTAACAACGGCGTGACTAAAGTCTCTTAACGTGTCATGTACTCCCACCAAAACCGCCGGGGGCAGGTTAGAGAACTTAGCTGTAGTTAGTATCTCGTTGGTTTTAGCCTCGTCTTCTGCAAACGAGTTAACGATTGTAGCTATCCGCGCTTTGTCTTCTGCATCGGGTTCTAGTACTTCTGGGGGGAGGCCGTGTTCTTTTAAAACTTCTATCGTGGCACATGCAGCAGCCGCCCGCTCTTTAAGTTCCGCGTAGGGCAGTGCTGTAAATGGCATCTCAATGCCGATGTCGGGGGTACAAGTAATCATGTCGCAAACACAACAGGTTGTGTTGAAGGCCCGAATGTAACATAAAAAAAATTTTTGTGGGGGTACTAAAAAAGACAAGGGGGGTGTTTTTATATTTAAGTTTACAGTGCGTTGGTTTTAAGTTTACAAAAGCAAGGGGTAGGGTGTTGTCAATTTAGTTATATAAAGTTGGGACGTCAAGTTGTTAATGCGGAATAGTAACCCTAAACCATGCCGGAGTCCCTTAGCCAATCTGGGGGTGTCGGGGTATGGTGGGTCGCCATAGTTGTCAAAAAATGTTATACCAGAGTATAAGGAAACTAAACTGTCAAACGCTATCAAATCAAATTAAATAGTTCTTTCCCTTGACATCCTATGGTAAACCTGTAGAATAGGAACTGTCGCAACTAAACAAATTTGTTTAACCGACAATCTTTAATGAGGTGATTTATGCAAAAAGTAATTCTTTCGGCGGATTCGATCCGCGCCGGTCTGGATTATGTTTCAGCCGATGGTAAGGCCCAAAGCAAGCTTGAAAAGTTCGTTGATCTAATGTGGGCTGACGGTGTAAGAACTCTAACCCTTCGTGCAAAGGGCGATGATGGCAAAGCTTGTACAGAGAATGACGCACTTCGTAGTCAGATCAAAGAAGTTGTTATTATTCCGGCTTTCCCTAAGAATGAGCAAAACTTGTTAGCGAAAGAAACTAGGACTCTGAGTGAACAAGATAAGTTTGACAAGTTCAAGGTACAACAAAAGCTTGGCAAGTATCTAAGTGCGTTCGAAAAGAAAATTGCAGAACGTGAGCATGACGAGGACGTTAAAGCAGGCTTAATCGAGCCAAGAGTAGCAAAGACTGATAACCAGAAACTTCAGGATCAATGCGATTCTCTGATTCGGGCTTATCAGAAAATCGAAAAACCTGCTTTCGATGTAACTGAGTGCGTTAAGTTACTGAAACAGGTTAAAACTCTGACTCCTGCTGTTTAATCAACCTG